CAAAACAGGCTACCGAATTGACTGGTAAAGATGGAAAGGATTTAATACCTCCTACAATAACAGAGATAGAAATTATAAAAACTCAAAAATAATTCATGAAAATAAGAGGAGGAGTAAATCTTGAATTCTTATTAAACGAATTTTCCTTTGAAAAGGCTAACAGCGAACAAAAGCAAGGGTTTGTGTTAGAGGGCGGAAGTGGGAGCGGGAAAACTTATGACATAATAAATTTTCTTTTAATCTATTGCCAAACAAACTACAATAAAAATAAGGATATACTAATCTTCCGAGAAACATTTGCCGACTTACGCAAGACCGTATTAAAAGACTTTGAAAAAATATTAAGGGCATATAATTTATTTGATGATGCTTCGTTCCATAGGTCAGCGCCTGTTTGTTATTCGTTTATGGGGAATAAGATTTTTTTTACTGGATTAGATTCAGTTGGCTCACATGGTGAACGACATGATGTTATTTGGGGTAATGAAGGGATGGAGTTAAATCATGAAGCATGGAAACAGTTAAATCAAAGATGTAATGAGGTATTCATAACCGACTATAACCCTTCTTATACCAATCATTGGATTTATGATTCACTTATTACAAGACCTGATACAAAGTTCTTTCATTCCACTTTATTGCAAAATTATTTTCTCCCTGAGGGGCAACGCAAGGAAATACTATCCTATGAGCCGACAGCGGAGAATATAAAGAACGGAACAGCAGATGACTATATGTGGAAAGTTTATGGATTAGGTTTAAGGTCTGCACCTAAAGGGGCAATATTTCCGCATGTTAATTGGATTGAGAAAATGCCCGAAGGTAATTATTTCTATGGATTAGATTTTGGGTTCAGTAATGACCCAACAGCACTAACAAAGATATGTTTACAAGGCAATGATTTATTTGTTGAATTACTTATTTACGAGCCGATAGATTCTGCAAACGTACTCGCAGACGCTATACGTAATTGCGGAATAACAAATGAAATGATTACAGCAGATACGTCTGATAAGTACAACGATGTAGAGATGTGCAAAGACTTGCGTAACTTAGGACTTAACATAAAAAAGACTTCAAAGGCAAAAGGGTTATTACACAGAATAGGATTGTTGAAGAAGCACAAAATAAATATAGTTTATAATCTAAATGCAAAAAGAGAACAAGAGAATTACAAGTGGCGTGAAGTCAATGGTATCAATGTAAATGAGCCTATCGACAAATTTAACCACTTTTGGGATTCACTAGGTTATGGTTATATGGGAAATTTAACAAATACGTTCGGTTTTTAGAAATTAAGATGTTAAGACGTGGGCAGAGAACTTAAAAGCGAAATAAAAATTTATTGCAGATGTATAATTTGCGGAAATTATTTTGATATAGCAGGAAAAAGAAGAAGGAAATATTGTTCCAAAAAATGTGTTAATAAAAATTATTACAGAAAAAAGTTAAAAGAGTTTTAAAAATATTTAACTTGTTGAATTAAATTCATACGTATATTTGTAAAAGTCAAAAAATTAAAACATGAAAAATCCATTTTCTTTTTTTATAAAATCAAATAAAAAAGAGGTCTCAGCAAATATAAATACAGAAAGATTCAATAGATTATATGATTCGCTTACTCGCTATCTTGGCAAAAATCAGGTTGTTTGGAATAAGAATGATTTAAAATACATAGTAGAATCAGGATACTTATTTAATCCCGATACTTACTCTATTATAAATAAAATCATTCAGACAGCATCTTCCATTCAGTTTAAACTTTATGAAGTAAAAGATGAGAAAAGTTTTAAAGAATATAAAAATATTAAATCTTTAAATTTAGAAAAGACTTATTCATTAAGAACGAAAGCCTTTGAGCCAATAGAACAGCCAGAAATATTTAATTTATTGGAAACTCCTAATAAATTAACTACACATACATTATTCATTCAATCAATACTAGGTTATTATTGTTTGTTAGGGAATTCTTATTTAAATAAATTAACAATAACAGGCAACGCTGAAGCATGTGCGGCCTCATTGGAAGTCCTACCTGCACACATGGTAAAAATAATATTAGGAGATTCAACAAATCCGATAAAATCATATACGATTGAAAATTTTTATGATAAAAGTTTTAATATACCACCTGAAAATGTTTATCATTTCAAAACATTTAACCCAAGTGCAGAGCAAGGGCAGTTTTTATATGGAGCACCTCCCTCCATTTATCCTACGTTAACGAAGTCAAATGATAGCTATGAAGCAGCCTGTTCATTGATACAAAATTTAGGAGCTATCGGAATATTATCGAGTGGCAATGATGACACGATAGACCCCGTTACAACTGAAAAAATGGAGCAGAAATATTTAGAGAGGTTTGGTGGTGCTAAAAATCGGGGAAAGGTTTGGATGGTAGGGCATAAAATGGATTGGCAAAATTTAGCACAATCAATTGTTGACTTAGACTTGATACAAGGACAGGAACAAGACTTCTTAACATTATGCAGAATATTCAACGTAGATAGTAGGATAATGGGGTATGTAAAGGGGTCTACGTTTAGCAATATGGCAGAGGCGAGAAAAGATTTTTTGCAGAATAGAATCTTACCTTTGATGTATATGGTAACAGAGGGGTTGAACAAGTTTATCATACCTGCATTTTCGGAGAAAGATAAAAAGAATTATTATCTAGATATTGACACTGATATTATTCCTGAATTGCAAGAGGATATGAATGCGTTATCTTTACGTTTGCAGAACGAAATCAAATGTGGGCTGATTACTCCTTATGACGCTTCGAGAATGCTTGGTTATCCCGAACTAACTGATGAAGCATCAAAGAAGTTATATATGCAAAGCGGATTAGTCCCATTGAGTAATGAAAATAAAGAAACTAATATTTAAGATATGAAATTAGATTATAAAATTGGAGAAATCCCTATCGAATTTGTTCAATCAAATTTATCTAATTATCAAAAAGATATTATAGAATTAAAATACCACATCTATAAAAGGTTTAATACCCTTGTAGCACAAGGTAAGTCAAAGATGGATGCCTACCAAATAATTGGAGAGGAGGTATGTTTGGAATATAAGACTGTCCAGATATTATATTTAAACATAGATAAAAAATATCGCAAAGAAGTATAAAAAACCTCAAACATAAAAAGCTATAATTATTTTTATTTTTGTTTTAATAAATTATTAAGACAAAGATATGCCTTTCGCAAATGAGCATTCAAGTAGATTAATAGACCCGAAAGAATTAAATTCTCGTAGTGGATTTGAAAGTATAAGACGTACTCATGGGAGTGGTAAAGGGAAGATACAAGGAGTTTCTATCCCTGCGACCATTGATGTTATTTGGTACGTATATAAGAATGCTGACGTAATTGCACAGACGTTGCGTTTTCCTATTGAACATTGGACTAGTGCAGAGGCTTTGAAATGGCTTAAGGAAAATAAAATAAATTATATTTCATTCGAGAAAGCAACGAACGGAAAATCTTTCGATGAAGTAATGAAAAAGAATATTATTACTGATTTAACGATTGAAGATATTGACGAGCCGAAAGGAATAATTAAACTTTATGCAAACGCTTATAATAATTTAGATTCCGACCGAGATATTTCAGAGCCGGGTTGTTTTACCAAAACTTGTCGTGAGAACATTAAACGTATCAAACATTTAAAAGACCACGATCCAAGGCAGTTGTTAGGCTTCCCTATGGAATTCAACACTACTGACCCTTACGGATTATTAGTAACTTCAAAAATAAATCTTAATAAAACATTAGGGAGAGATACATTTTCAGATTATAAATTCTTTGCAGAAAATAATAGACCTATCGAGCATTCAATAGGCTATTCCGTAGTTAAATATACTATTGAGAATGCAGAGGATTATACAAAAAGAGTTCGCAGGATACAAGAATACAAACTATATGAATATAGCACCCTTTCTTTTTTAGGAGCAAACGAAAGAAGCATAGCCGTTGAAGCAAAAAGTATTTCTTCATTAAAAGAAGATGTTACTTTATTAAGTGAGATGTTAGAGAAAGGCGACTATACAGACGAAAGATTTAAGGAAATAGAAAAAACTATTACCGATATACAAAATAGAATTAAAGAAATGAAAACACTTAATATTGAGGAGCCGTCAGACGACACTCCGATTGTTGAGCCGGATTCACTATTTAAAAAAGAGGTAGATTTTTTACAAATTATTAATCAATTAAAAATAAAATAATGGAAACTAAAGAAATACTTGACGCTTTACAATCAAAAGCACAGGAAGCATTTGATAATTTTAAAAAAGAAGTTATCACAAAAACGGATTTCGATGCAAAAGTGACCGAAATTTCAAACGAAATTAAAGCGATTAAAGGCTTTGACGATTCAGTATTAACAAAAGCTATTGCAGATTTAAAAAAACAAGCTGATGAAATTGGTATTGAATTATCGAAAGTAAAACAGATGGGAACTAAAATGGAACATCCAAAAACTTTAGCCGAAGGAGTAAAAGAGTTTTTGAGTAATCCTGAAATAAAATCATATATTGATAACGGAGCAAGAGGCACTTCTATTGGTGTTAAAACATCAGTAGATATGACAATGGCAACTGCTGTTACACGCCCTACAACTCCTTACAATCAATTATTAGGTGGGTTACCTGTTTACGCTCCGGAAAGAAAAATATCAATGACCGATATTATTCCTGTTGGCATGACAGAATCTGAAACGGTTACTTTCAATCAGGAATACGAATTTGAAGATGGAGTTACCACGTTAACCGAAAACCAAGCAACAGGCAAAACATCTTTCAAATTAAGACCAGCAAACTTAACAGCCGGAAGAATTGGAACACATCTGATTGTTTCAAAGCGTATGCTTAAAAATGAAAAATATTTGATGAGTCATATTGCTTCTAGAATACCACAGCAGATTAAGAAAGCCGAAGACACTCAAATATTAAATGGAGCAGGGGCAGGTGCTGACCTTATAGGATTAATGCAGAATGCAAGTGCTTTCTCTGCTGGTACATTCGCAGGAACTATCCCAGGTGCACAACAGATAGACGTATTACTTGTTGCAATCAGCCAATTAACACAGGGGAATTACCAAGCAAGCGGTATCGTTTTAAATCCTATTGATTCAGCTAAAATCGAATTAATAAAAAATACATCAGAAGATTATACTGGTCAAGTAAAAGCAGTAAGAGGTCAAGATGGAATTCTAAAAATAACTGGTATTCCTGTTGTTGAAACTACTGCCATGACAGCCGGTCAATTCCTTGTTGGTGATTTAAGAATGGCTTGTGAATGGTTATTATTCACTCCGCTAACGATGTCGATTTCCGATTCTCATGATAAAATATTCTTGAATAATGAA